ATAGTCTAAAGATACTGTACCACCAGAACCTTTAGCATCATTATTTCCCCAGAGTGCCATGTTCTTTCTTCCGTAAAAGTTATTTGCTAAAAATTATTTATAAAAAAAAGAGACCTTACTTTTTGGTCTCTTTATGTAAAACAACCCTCAAAAAATTAGTTGTCAGATCAAGTAATCCATTTTCCTCAAATCTTTTTGTTTTTGCTAACCACTCGGAAGTGGTTAGCAGTAGACCGAGAACAATGGTAACTCCCCAGTTGGTCACAAAACAAGTAATCATGCTTGTGGCGTAAAGAGTTTATCCTTTACAAGATCATAAACTACATTATCAATGCTATTATCTGTACTATCAACATACTTTTTAAGTAAGTCAAGAACAAGATTTTTAACTGCTGGATGTGTCGCGATTTGAATTAAAAGTGGTTTTACCACTGCAACTACTGCGCCCATGATGTTCCTCCGTAAGAGAGTATCCTATCTTATTTAGGATTACATTAAAGATCCTTTACCATGTTTGGAAATCATTTGTTGTCTCACAAAATCTAACGCTCTTTGGGAGGTCTCTTTATGTCTTTTCATTCTTGCTTCTCTTTCTGCTGGAGTTTCTGGTTTTGATGCAGATTGTTTTGCAGGAGATGTTGAAGAACGAGCACCCATTCCACCACGCTCAAGTTGTCTATCCTTCATTCGATCAGAATCTTCTTCAGAAACAGTTTCTGGTTTTCTTTGCTTCATTAATGCTTGTTTTCTAAGAGTAGCAATCCTAGTGTCAAGAGAAGCTCTTTGTTTTTGAACTTGAAGTTCTTGAGGGGTTAATGCAGTAGAATCTGCGACTGCTTCTTCAACTTTTTTAGGAATTCTTTCATGTTTTGTTTTTGCAAAATCACGAATTTTTTTCTCACTCATATCATCAACAATTTTAAGAACAGCATCACTTACTTCAGATCTTGGAGTCTGACCTCTTTTTACCGAAAGAGCAAGTCCAAATATTTTTTGCTGCTGCTCACTAGCAGCTTTTTCATTGATTACTTCCTCAGATACTGCTTTTTTAATTTTTTTAGCAGCAGTAACAGTTCCAGTAACACCAGATTTTACGCCTTTACCAAATTCAGATGCTCCTTTTGCAGCAACTCTTAGTGCTTTTCCTGCAGTTTGAGTTGCTGCACGATGCCTTTCCATTCCAGATTGGTATGCTTTTACTGCGCCAAAAATTCCTTTTGCAATTGCATCTCTTACTGGTTTCTTAGATGGTTGCTTTTCAACAGCTTTTTTAATAGCAACTGATTTTTTTCTGACAGTTGACGATGCAGGACTTGACTTAAATCTTCGAGTAGTTCCATACTTTTGAACTGCTGCCTTTGTTGCTTGAGACGGTGCAGTTCCTTTTGGAAGTTTTTGAGGACTTTTCTTTTTACCAAGTAAAGTTCTTGCTTCGTTTAATGTATATTCTTCCGAAATTTCAAAAACAAAATTTACAAATTCCTCAAGCCCAAGTTCTTCAATAAGAATATCTAAACCTTCTTCATTTAAACCCTGTTCATAAAAATATTCAGTCGCAATATCAACAGTTTCAGTAAGAACTTCTTCATCAAGTTCTACCATTTCAATCAATGTTCCACCAAGATTTTCAACTGATTCACCTATTTTAATACCAGACCCAATTGCACTTGTTTTTATTTTATTTTTTACTTGCTTTTCAACAATTTTTTGATTTTCCTTATTATCAACTTTATCGGTAATTTCAACCAAATCTTCTCTCCAATTGGAGAATCCTTCTTTTGCAACTTTTTTGCTTCCACCCATTTCATCCTTACCCAACCTACCCGCAATTACATCACCTCTAGTTACTTTGTCATATGGAGGATAATTATTTGCAAGATTGCCATCATTTGTTTTCTTCGCTTCTTCCATTTTTTGCTTCGCTTTATCTCTCAAAGCCTTCTTCATGGATTCTTTTTCATTACCATCCTTGTCAAAATCCAAGTAATCTGGTTTTGCTGCTTCCTTGATACCTTTCTTTTCTCTCATTGCCTTTGCTTTTGCAAGTGTTCTTTCTCTGGCAGCATCTTGCTCACTTTTAGGAATAGCAGTCACTGCACCAAGTCTTTCTGCAGGTTTACCAGGAACTGCAGATTCAGAAACTTGCTCCAGATATACTCTGGAAATATCATTCAGAGGATTGGTTGACATCTTAATAAGTACTTACTTTTTTGCCTTATACTTATTTATGAAATTGGTTCCATATGACTTTCCTCCAAATTGGAGATATTGTTTATTAGTTCCAACCGATCCTGGAGTCATTTTTGCATAGTGTTTAAATGCACCAAGAGTTCCAACAAGAGTATTTGGATGTACTTTATCTCTCATTGGACTATTCATTTCTACTTCAGAATATTCCATCAAATCTTTGATCCAAGATTTAAACATATATCCTTCTTCCGTCACACATATCAAATGATTAGTTCCTCTACGCATTACTTCACCAATTAATCCTGTATTTAAATTTTGAATTTTATCGCCTATTTTAAATATTTTTCCCTTTACATAATTTTCACGAAGATTTTTCATATCATACTTAGGGGCAATATCCCATAGAGAATAACTTTCCTTTTTAACCTTAGATTTCTTAACTTTCATTCCCTGTCGAACAGCATCAAAAAGTGTTTGTGTTTCTCCATCATCTAATGTTTTTGGTGTTCCTCTACGGAAAGAATTAAAATCATTATCTAATACTGCTTTTCTCATTTTAGATGCAGACATTCCCTCGATACCTTCTGCATCAGCATCTCTTACTCCAGCAGATACAACTCGAATTAAATCAAAATTATATAGTTCTCCATTATATTTTTGGGCAAGGTTTTCAAATTCTGCCTGACGATCAGAACCCACAACAATATTCACACTAGTATATCCTTCTTCTTGTGCTGCAACAAGAACATCAAAGATTGTTCTCATATATGGGTCATTAATAATGTTCTCCTCAAAATCTGGGAACATTTTTTTCATGTAAGAAATTTTGATATCAGGATCTAGTGGATTTTTCTTTGGATCTTGAGTTCTTGAAGGATAAATCTTAATATCTCCACCAACAGAAATCCTCTTTGCCGACTTAAGAAGTTTATCATGACCAATTGTTGGTGGGTTAAAGCGACCAAAAACAATAGTAAGTGGTGATAGTTCTTCTTCAGGTTGCTCTTCTGGTGCTTGTCCTGATACCGCTTGAGGTTGTGGTGCAGGTGCTTGTGTTGCTTGAGTTGCTTGAGGTAATTGAGTTTTTGCTTGTTTATTTACTGGTTGCTTTTCTCCCTTTGTCGGTCTACCATCAGTGAATTTAAGTTTCCCTTCTTCTGTTCTTGCAACTGTTTTGCCAGATCTATCTACCCATCCACCATGACCATCTCCACGCAATCCAAGTTTTTTCGCCTGCATAGATGCTTGCGATTGCGTTGCTTCTGATAAAAATTGGAAGAAACTCTTCATATTGTTTATTTTTATACTTTTATTTATTTTTTTCTGCTTTTATATTTATGGAGAATAGGAGACTCGAACTCCTGACATCCTGCTTGCAAAGCAGGCGCTCTACCAGACTGAGCTAATTCCCCAAGTTTAGACATTATAAAACCCCTCAACTAAAAAGTCAAGGGGTTAAAGCAACCTTCCGATTTATTTATCAGATAGTTTCAGTAACCATAATTTTCAATGCTTCTTCTCTAGTGTTACCTTGCTCCATCAATTCGGCAAGAGTTGTATCAAATACATCAACTTCTTCAGTTGCCATTCTTGAAGCAAGTTTTGAAGCACCAGAAGCAACTCCAGATGCAGCTGCTCCTACTGCTTTTTTAACACCTCTCTTTGTTCTTGCTGCAGTGTACTTAGCACTTTGCTTTGCTTTTCCAGCAACATCAGATGCTGCTTGTCCTGCTTTTCTTGCAGCACTATAAGCACCTACTTGCGCTTGAGCGATTTTCTTCTTAATTCTACCTTTAATATCAGCAGCAACTTTTGCTCTCAGTCCTCTTCTCTTTTCAGGATCCTTCGATCTTGCAGCCATTCCTGCAGCAGGGTGAAGACCTCTCTTTGTTGCATATGCAGCTGCTGGTCTATCAACAGCACGGAACTTTGCTTCTTTTCCAGCTTCCTTTGCTTTTGCAACTGCTGCTTTACCAGCAGACTTTGCTTTTCCAAGTGCAGACTTAACAGCACCTTTTACTTTAGCAATTTTTTCTGCTCTCTTTTCCTTTCTGACTACAGATGCGCCTGCCTTTCTTGCTTGACTTGCCGCTTTTTCTGAAGATTGTGCATACTGCTTTCTTGCCGCAGCACGAGCACTCATATCAACTCTTGCTTCCGAAAGAACTTCTTCAAAGATTTCTTCCACTTCATCAAAATCATATCCTTCTTCAAGCATTTCATCAATTGTTTCTTCTACAATTGTATCAATTTCTTCGTCAGTAAGATCTTCAATGCCAGCAAACTCATCTGACATTTCTTCCAACTCATCTCTAAGATCTTCATCATAAATTGCACTATATGCTTCACACAAACCTCTAAGTTCTTTAGAATCCATTTGAAAGTTTTTAGTAATTCTGTATATTTATTTATAAAAAAAGACCCCGAAGGATCAAATACCAAGAACAGCACCAATATTATCGTCAAGTTGTTGAATTACTTCACGAATATCAATTACACGCGGAGGAACACTCACTTCATCATAAGTATATCCTTTTTGTGCATCAAACAAAACTTGACGAACTGCTGCTGCTGCACGAGCATCCATTTTAATTGTTACTTGTTTTTCTTTAGTCATAGATCTCCATTTTTACGATTTTCAGAACGCTCAATACTGAAAGCACCTTCAGGATAACGAGCATTTAATTTCTCAAAGTTCATTTGAATAACTTCTTCAAGAGAAATATCAAGTCCAATACATGCCTGAGAAACATACCACATAATGTCCCCAAGTTCACGCTTCAAGTGAAACAAGTTTTCTTGATTTACAGGTTTACCTTGAAAGACAATCTTCTTTACAATTTCAGTAAATTCACCTGCTTCGGCAGACATTCCTACAGCAGCAGTAAGCAGTCTTTCGGTAGGAAACTCCTGTTCCCTTAGTTCCATAAGACTGTTGATGAAAGATGCGTGGTCTTTACTAGGATTAGAAGTAGTGGTATTAACGAACTCGACATACTTATTAAGATCAATAGTCATCAGAATTTAAATCCCTCAAATGATTTTTTAGGTTTCTTTTCTTCATAATCATACTCTTCATCCTTTCCGTTGTCAAGAATATCTTGCTGAGCAGATTGTTCACAATCATAAAGTCTCATCTTGGCACGATCAATACCAACAACAAAACGCTTATGAATTGTTGGATCATTATAACGATTCTTAAGTTGTTTCACAAGAATTTGACCAAGACCTTCAAGTTCTTCTGTAGAAATTAACGCAAACATCAAGTCAGCAGTTGCAGGGAGACCGAAAGACTCAGAAGTATCTGTTAGTTCCACATCAGAAGAACCATAACCAGAACGAGTAGTCTGAGTAGCACTTACAATGGGAACATTAAATTCCACAGCAAGACCACGAAGTTCTTCTGCAATTGCTTTTACAAAAGTATAAGAGTTGATATTACTATTACCCTTATACCTTGAAGATGAACAAATGTTTAGATAATCAATAAAGATAATATCTGGTTTGAACGATTTCTTAAGAGCAAGTTCATTCAGAAGAGACTTAAAATGTCCAGAGTGTGCAGAAGCAGTTGGATACTCTTTAATGATTAAAGTACCTTGAGTTTTCTTTGCAAGGTTTGTAACCTTATTCTCAAACATTTGCTTTGGTAGATCTACAATATCCTGAATAGGAACATTCAGGAGGTTTGCGTCAATTCTTTCAGCAATGCGTTCTTCTGCCATTTCCAGCGTAATGTACAGAACGTTCCGTCCCTGGAGCAAGACGGAGCTAGCCATATGGCACATGAATAAAGACTTCCCGACGCCCGTACCAGCAAGAGCGATGTTAAGAGTTTTGTTAGGGAGACCACCTTTCGTGATTTTATTAAAGTATTCGAGATCAAATTCAATTTTATCCTCCTTTTTATGATATGATTCGTATCTTTGTTCATAGTCTTGTAGATAATCATGTCCGATATGAGTATCAAAACTTACAGCAAGAGCATCAGAAAGAATAGAAGGAATACTGTCACGATTTTTCTTTTCATCTTTACCGTCTGTAATATGAATTGATTCCATAAGTGCCAAATAAATGGCACGATCACGACACCATTTTTCAGTGGTATTAACTAA